CTATAGTAGTTTGCGCTATTTCTCTGTTACTGACTAGTGATTGAAACTCTTCACCAAATGCAGGTCCAGTTTTTATTTCGTTGTTGGCCGTCCAATAGTAATTATTGAGATTTAAATGTTGGCCTATTAGGCTAACGTTTCCGGTTACTATCTCACTATTAGCGACCCACATATATGTCTGAGTAATACTCATTGTTCCAGCAGATATTGCATTAGCCATCAATGCTTCCTGATTGCGGTGTGCAGTAATAAAATCAGACAATTCACTTCCCGATAATACCACATTAGCCCATTCGGGCAACCATACTGCGGTAACGTTTCCGTTTATATTCATGGTTGGTACACCAACCTCGTGACTCACAATCGACATAGATAATACTCCCTGTATAGAGTATTTATTAAAAATCTAATTAGATCCCAATCTTTCCATTAAATTTACTATTGTATGCCGCCACCGTCTTGGATTGATTAAACGGCCCCACAAAGTAAGATCGAGTTGTCATCATATTGAGTCCAAGCTTCGCTTTGCCCATAAATCTTGATAAAAATTTATCATCAATGAATTTTACATATTGATTTGCGCACCAAGTCCAAGATTCGACATATCTAGGATTATACTTCCTAAGCCATAGCTCGTCAGTATGAAACAAAGTTCCTTCTATTTTAAGATTAAATTTTTCAACTTGAAATGTATTGATGTCATAATCAGGGTAGCATATATGTGAATATCTCATTCGTATCGGAACGACGTCCCAAAAAGAATTTTCGTAAAACGACTTTAATTTATGGGCTTGTAATACCGGGATCAGTGGCATTTTACGACTCCAATAAAACATCTCTATATTGCGTTCTGGATCAGAATCATAAGCGCCTGTTAAAAGTGTGTCTTGAAAAAAAGTAACAAAATTGCCATCGACAATTTTACAATTGATTTTGTCCATACCATGTACAATTGCAACTGACTTATTATTTCGTACGGCTTCCAATTCTCCGGCAGTTTTTCTAATCCATTTTAAACTTGCTGCCATGCCATGCTCGACTCCGATAAATTTCTTTTCGGTTAAGTCTTTAGAGAACTCGTCCGAGTAATCGTCGACTGTGATTTTTATCCTGGGAAATTTCTTTTGAATGTCCTCTAGTACCGGTTTGACTGCGTATGTATATTCGCTGACTACATTAGTCGCAGAAAAATCTAGATTGTTTGGCTTGCTCATATTTGGATCGGCCTTGAGAGCCCATCTGGTATAGATTTCATCTACGTGTATATTATTTGATAAAAAACTGTGTAATACAGTCCAACTGTCGCAACCGCCACTGAAATTTAATATAACATAGTCATATTCATCTCTAATTTGTTGTGCACGTTCTTTGTATATCTGTCTTAGTGAGATATCGGGGCATTTTGTCCAATCAAGACTTGCGTATACATCATCATGAAAAATCCATTCTGGATTTTTCTTTGACACACTTGCATAAACCAAGGCTTCTTCTTTGGTAAAGAATGCTTGATCACCTGCTCGATAATAGCCGAAGGCATAACTGTTTATGTTTTTTATGTTTAGTTTAGACATTGAGGGAAGAATAATTGTGCTAGTTTACTACTAATATTTATTACGTACAAATACTCCAAACATATTTGTACGAAAAATAATAGGCTTACCGGAAATTTTATTTTCCAGGTAAGCCATTACTTTGTTGTGAAACATTTTTTCACTTATTGAGCAATATCCAACTTTATCTAACGGAGTTAACAATAATTCCGGATTCAATAATTGAATTACTCTGCGCCTAATTTGTATTTTTCTTTAACCTCGCTTAAAGCCTGTACATTCTTTTGTAGGACCTTTTTGTAATCAGTAGGCATTTTTGCCGGGAATCCCATTCCTAGAGATTTATGTTTTTCAACGAATTCCGGATCATTTTTTAAATTAACTGTCAATTCTATTATACGATTGCGTATTTCCGGATCCATCTTGTTTGATAAACCAATAGCATTAAAGAATTCAAAAAGATCATGATTATCTACGGGTTTGATATTTGTGTGGTGTGAATGATCAGTACTAAACGTTGTCAATATTCGTAGCTTTTTACTTGCTTCGTAAGGTATAAACCCAGACATAGTGTCAATACCACAATCAACTTGATTGGCCAATAGTGCAGCATCCACAGCCGCCCCACCTTTATAAGGTATAATGTTTAATGGGAATTTATCTCTAGCCTGCAGGTACTGTAGCATGAACGTTCCGGTAGTAGCCTGGACTCCACAATTTATATTGTGATGTCTTGCATCTTCTTCTAAATCTGCCAATGTTTGATATTTGGAATCATATGGCACCATAAGTGTAAATGCCTGAACAGCAATTGGTACTATATAATCCAAATTATTGATCGGATCATATGTTCCACCACTTGCTTTTTTATATTCTGCAATATATTCTGTATTAGAAGGTGATAGAATTAAAATTTTGTTTGAAGGGTTAATACTGTAATAATTATAAGCAACTACCCCATCACCACCTATTTTATTAGTCACTACTACTTTGAAATTGGCTTTTTCTATTAAAACTTGTTGTAATGATCTGCCTATTAGATCGTTGCTACCACCTGCAGGAAACCCCACAACAATTTCAATAACAGGCTCTGCAGCCATAACAGACACACTTGCGGCAAGGCCGACTAATCCTAATTTAAGTTTTTTCATTACTTGCATTATATTCCTTTTGATAATTTATTAATTGAAGAGGGAGTTATTCTGTTACGAGGAAACCCCCAAAACCCTAAGCGGTGTTTAGGCCGCTAATGCGAACAGTTCGTCGTTTGCGTTTACGTTTTTTGCTTCTGCGACCGGGTTACCCCAATCCTAACGGGTTCTACATTCCCGATTCTCCAGTAGATCTTTAACGCCAATCGATAACCTGGTATGGCCCATCAAAAACATACTAAGGTGTATTAAGTCTTACATGTAGAGGACTGGGATACCAAACCCTATCTTTTTACAGATTCTAATATGTTTATGGTGGACCATTCGGGAATCGAACCCGAGTCTTGATCGTTATACCTCTACCTTCACCGAATTATATTGTGGCATGCTTTTAGGAAGTCTGCCACGTATATATCCTTTACTTATAAATTCTTCATGTTTTTCAATTAATACATATTTTTCTTTAACACCATTATTGACCCAAAGTTTAGTAGGTGCATGACCTTTTTTGCCTCTAACCCACCCATCAGGAATAATATCATCCATTGTAATACGTTTAATTTCTTTAGTCAATATATTTGATATCCAATATTTTCCAAATTGACTATTTTTAATTCCAGCAGAATCTAAACTTTTTTGTTTTCTTCTTCGTTGTGCTTCTTCCTCGGAAATATTTAACCAACTATTGTTATTTTTAGTTTTATTTGTTTTTATTACTTTCATATGCCAATTCTGCCACCATTCGGTGTTATTGGCTTTTTCTAAAGCAATTCGTTCATTTAGTTTCTTAGACGAAGTTTTGCCACCTTTACTTGACGATTGTTTATGTGCATTGCTGCCATTCCAATGATTCCAGCCACCAATTCCGCCAGTGCGTATATTGTATGTATCTTTACGTTTACAGAAATCTTCGTTTACTATTTCAAATTCCTTGCACCACATATCTTTTTCATTATTAAATATATGTAAGATTTCTTTAGTAAAATTTTCTGTACCATATTTCTTTTTAGATCTATTCAATGCAATACCAGATCCCATATATGAATCGTTTATATCTTTGGTAATATGAGCACCGATATAAATTTTACCATTTATGTTATTTGTGATTTTGTAGATAATATAAAAAGTGTCGTCCATGCATTATTTATGACAGACGACACTTCGACTCCTGTTTTTGTCCAAGACTCCTTCGCTTTGAAGGGATTACAACTATTCTTTAAAAGTTGTCATTCCACAACTTTTCTAATTCGGGATCAACTGTGGTTGGGTCGTGTAATATTAAAGATAGCACACTTGTTGCAAACCATAATACGCCAAAAACCCAACCATATTCAGCCATAATATATTTATTATTCAGCTACAGTTTCTTTTGTAGCACGTGCCTTGATTGCTTCTAAACTTGGCTCTGCTTTAACTTTGGCAACTTTAGCCTTAACTGTAGCAACCTTGTTGTACTTGGCATCAGCTTCGTCAATTGCTTCTTTGTACTTGGCATCTGCATAGATGTCTGTGGTCTTAAGATGTGCCACACACTCTGCTTTAGTCATTGGTGTTGGAAGCTCAATCAATTGAGTGTCAAAACCAGTCTTGCTTAAAATCTTAATACGACTTACTAAGTCATTTGCAAAACGAACTTTGAAACCACTATCGCTATCACTAACACCAGTCACTGTAAACTTTTTATCCATTTGAAAACCTCATTGAGTTAAGTTGAAAAATAATGCCAATTTCATTACTGGCATATTCGAATTGTAGCATCGTTTCCATTTAGTGTCAACTACAATTTGAATTTGATTTAGCCGAAATTATTTCTTAAGATCGACTGATGGTTTGGTGATCTTATCATGTGTCCAATCTGCGGCACCCTGAATATCCTTACCAACACCTGCTACTGTGCTACAAGCGGATAGGCCTACTATCGCTAGAATTAAAAGATAATATTTCATTTTGCTAACTCCACTGATTGTGTTTTAACTGTGTCAATTCCGTGATCTAGAATCTTTGCTACACCAGAGAAACCCACGGTAGCAACAACCAAACCTAAAATAAACCCCACTATAAATAAACGCATAATTAACCTCTCTTATTTCTTGTAAACAACATTGGCCTTAAACACACCACCTAACACCACAACTGCACACCAATGATCAAAGTCAATGGGAATATTCAATGCGGGGAATAGGGTATTCAAACTCCAGATAGTTGCAACAGGGCCTAAAATGACTAAGGCAACTACAACTAACAAACCTAAAATTACGTTTGACATATTATGCTCCGTAGTAAGGACTATAGACTTCGTCTTCCTGTGCAACAGGATCAATGCCCAATGATTTGACATAGTCATTGAATAAGTAATAGTCTTCCATTGCTTCTAACAATGTAGCCCCATTACAAATTACTCGTTCGCCAGCACAATTTTGCATGATGTACTGACTGTAGCCGTCACTCTCCCAAAGAGCATCTAAACGCTCCTGTGTTACAGGCCTTAAAAACTTAATCATACACACTCCTTCTTAAAACGCTCATAAAATTCCTCATTGATTGCAGTCATTTCCTCGTTGCTGACATAGAAGTCAGTACGTGGATCATAGTATTGTCCTTCACGTACATCATAGTACAGAACACGTCCGCTAAAGTTAAAAGGACCTTCTAAACCCTTACGTGGACCATAGTTGTCACGCATATTATCCACTGTGTTAAGAACTCTATAACCCATCTGCAACTCCTTGTTTTTCACTATATCTTATTATAGCAGTTTGCCCATTTCTGGGCAAACTTGGTGTTGTGTTTACGCAACAAATTTGTCTAGTCCATAAGCTCTAGCACACACTTTATCGCATAAAAAATCTTCTGTGTAACTTGACTTATTGGATAATAAGAAAGCCTTTAATACTACGAATGTACCATCTTTGGGATTATGGAGTATTGTGGCTTGCCAATCACCATCGCTTAAAACCTTATAACCAAATTTGTCTACTAGAATTTGAAAAGGTGAACCGTGTTTGATTCTCCACAATTTACCAGTTTTTACTCTTTCGTCTTGACGCCATCCCATACCATGGGTTAAATATTTTGATCCTTCAAATAAAATGCGAGGCATATTTTTACTCCTTGTTGTTACAATATCAGTATTGTAATACCAAAATCATTTACTGTCAATTTTAGTGTCTTGTTCTCGTTGAAGTCGCATAAGTTCAATTTGGTATAGATTGTATATGCAGAAAAGCAAAAACAAAACACTTACAGAACCTATTAAAAGATCAAACGGTACCACCATTGCCACTGCCGTAACTGCAAAAATTATTGCCGCGGCAATCAGTAACTTTGAGAGTAAACTCATAAATGCTCGAACTTGAATCGATAATTTCATATATTTCCTTTGTTTAAAATCATATTATAGCATTTTGCCCATTTCTGGGCAAATTGACTGTTGTTTTTACGCAACTTTCTTGACTAGTGTTAATGCAACTTGTTTTCTAAAGTTTTCTTCAGAAAGTTCAAGTGTCTTTTGCTTTAGACTTCTCTGCATCATTTCAAGATACATCTGTTGCTTCTTAGCAGGAAGTTCTGCGAACAACATCAAAAGACTGCTTTCAAAGTAACCTGAGCTATAAGCATGGCTGTCATATAACTCTTTAGTGACTTTTGAAAAGGTGTTTACTGCAGATTGCATTAAAGCCTGATTAGTTTCTTTTGACATCTTTATTCCTTATTACTTACTATAACTCTATTATAGTGTCTTTGCCGTTTCTGAGCAAATTGACTGTTGTTATTGTGCAACATCCGCGGGTAATACTAAAGCATTATACAGTTGATCTGTGGGAACTCCGTGTTGGGTATAACCCTCAAACACCATGTCAAAGTAACTTTGGCTGGGCAGGCTATCTTCGTTACCCGGAGTCATAAAATAAGTTATGGCATTTACAATCTCACCATCATGCTCAACTTGAAGCGGTGCACGATTGTAATAATAGGGATAGCCTTCTAGTATATCCAGAGCCATCAAGCACTTGGGGGTGATGTCCCATAATACACCATCCACATAGCTGCCTGGCTCAACGACAACATCTGCAGGACCGCTGAATCTAAATGCATGATCTAATAGTCGTGCATAACCCAGTGAGATTGCATTAGGACATCTGTAGGCCATGCCCTCTCTGTTGGTATTAAGTCCATATCCAAAATATAACATCATTGCTCCAAAGTTAATAACATCAGCGTGACTTCTGCTTCGTCACGCAAATAAATCTTGCTCTTACGTGTATTGCCACTGTAAAACTGTGCACGCCAATGCTCATTGCTTTGAGGGCGGATATATGTGTCATGAGTTGGACCAAATCTAGCCCTAAAATAGTCTGTGACACGGCTACGCATCCGCTTGTCTTTGAGACTACCATCAAACTCCAGGATAGTGGTAAAACCCTGTTTAAAATAATTACGTCTGCCGTCGCTTTTAATTACTCGCATACCCAAATCCTTTTCCTTTTTCCCAATCTTGTCTTCCGCTCAAGCCAAATACCACCTTTCCATAGACTTTATGAAATCTATCAAAAGATTTACATCTACCGGGATGCAATGGTAAATCATAGTTAAACCAAGTTTTTACAATTCTAACAACATCTATATCGTCATGAATATTGTCCATGACATACGATAACCAATAATCAACACGTTTATAAAATTTAACTAGTCCACGACGTTTTGCTAGGCCTAACAGTTCTTGTGTTGACACTTGTGCTATTCTAGCGGGATCATTGGTTAGTATATCCCACATCAGTTGTTGATCTTCAGTCAATTTGTACATCCACTAACTTACCATCCCTAAAGATGTAATACATTTCCAAACTGAATCCACCACGGGGCACACTTACCCAAACACAGTCATTGCCCGGACGCATTTCATATCTGCTATATCCAAGTTTACGCAGGTCTTCATCAACGATCATGCGTTCAAATTCATTTACTTCATGCATCATTAAGCACTCTCCAAGTTTCTTCTTTCTCAGTATAAATTAAATTGTGTTCTTCTAAAATCTGTCTACGAAAACTTTCATCTAAAGCGGTCCACGACTTTACTGCATCATAATTGCCCCATGCACCAGTTGGCATACAGTCCTGTATCCAGCCCACTAGTCGTTTCAATGTTGTCAAAGTATTACCGGGATGACTGCGAGCCATAGCACCCACGAAGTCATTGGCCAGTACACTAGTAAAAAAGCCGCCTGGATGCAAACCATGGACCATGTAGTTATACATGACTTGAGCGTATTCTCCATCTATTTGCCACTGGTCAAATGTTATCTGTATTTTATTTCGACTGTGTTCGGTCAAATTCATTTTTATCTCCGTTTAGTCCAACTATATTCTACACCATCAGGGCATACACCATTGACCACTGCATCTACTCCAGGGTAGCCAACTTGGTCGGCATGTTCACTAACCATAGTTACGAATCTACGCCCATGCTTACGTAAACTCTCACACTCAGCAAGAGCATCAGTCATGCTAACAAAATCCTTACTGTATGCTTCCTTGGCGTAACTCCAATACACTTTAAACATCTTTATTCATTTCCATTTTCAACAATACTAAACTTATTATACTTTCATCTCGAAAAGAGATAAAGTAAGGCCTTGGCATATTGCTTTGGGGCCTTTCGCTAAATGTTGCTCGCCAGTTGTGAAAATTCCCGGTGTATTGGCTACCCAACATCGTACTCATTATATTTTCCACATGAGTAGATTCGCGACTCCAAACATCAAACCTAAAGGCATAGGTATGACCATAAGCCTTGAATGCTTTGTATCTACGATTCAATTTTATCAGTTTCATGATACAAACTCCCTAACTGTGTCAAAGCGAGTACTTGCAGGAACCCACTTGAATTGTTCTCTCTTGCGAAAGGGCTTTTCAAAGTCAAAGTTAATCATGAACCAGTTCTTTTCATTGCTGAAACTAACGGTTGTGGCAAACTTAACAACATGAACCCACTTATTCTTAAATTTTGCAACAACCATAGTCATAACTATCTCCTTTTAAGCACCACACATATCATCTATGAACAAGATTGGCCCCTCGCCACGTCCATAGTCTCGCACATATACCATATCTGGATCAACCACGCATCCGTACTCCATGTTCATGGTCATTTCTACGGGCAAATCTGGATCCACTCGAGACAATATCTCTATCAAATCACGTACTAACATTTCTTACTCCTAATCTTTCATTATATACTCAAACAATACCCACTTGGCACGATTCAATAACTGACGCTGATCTTCAATAGTATTAAAGTCAGGTTGCTCGTATGCCATCATTTCCTGTGCATCACTTAGGTAACTCGCCACTATCATTGCAGGGCCATTAAACTTAAAAGTAATGCTAGATTCAACTGCTTCACGCATGCCAGCTTCTGTGACGCCATACATACGAACTTCTTGTTTTTCTTTTTCTGTTAAACGATTGTAAGTTTCTGTAGCCATTTTCAACTCCTTGTTTTTCACTATATCTTATTGTAACTGATTCTTCATTTCTGAGCAAATTGACTTGTTGTTTTTACGCAACATTGAGCTCTGGGCGATCACCGTTAATAAGCGATCTTTCTAGGGCATGTGCAGGCTTTCGTCCCCTAACAACGTCTACGAGAAGCACATTAAACGCTTCTGCACCGTGTTCTCGTATGCTCTTGCACAATGCCCAAGTCTTGTTCTCAGTCAACGCTCTACGAACGTGTTTTTGGAACCTGATTTTCAGGGCTTTCTGTACTGCGTTACCACAGACAGTGATGCCAATGTAATGCTCGTTTGTGTTAGTATTCACTAACATATATACGGCATGCTTTGTATCTTGTCTACGTTTTCTTGTCTTCATGTTTCTATTATAGCAAAACCTTCAATTCTGGACAAATTGACTGTTGTAAATGTGCAACAAAAAGCCCGCACAAGGCGGGCTAGAAAAGTAATACTAAAGTATTATTAGTCTGAACTTGCACCCTTGCATACTTGTTTCTTATTTGCGGCAACTGACTTAAAGTCTATAGGCCACATTGGTTCTTTAACTTGTTTATTGTGCCCTGGAGGAACTGCAAATACAATACCTGTGTTATCTTCAATATCAGCTACTGTGGTTTGAACAACGGTTAAATCATTGCCCTGCTTTTCTTTGTGTGGGAATAGGAATGCCAATGTACTACCTGTGTTCTTGTCAATGACAATCTTAAAGAATCCGTAAGGAACATCAACTTGGTCCTGTCCAATCTTTTTGTCTTTTTGTACATTATAGATATTACCAGCATATACAATTAGTGTATGTTGGCTACTGAATCCCCAAGCACCTGTCGCTGACTCTAGCAATTTCCAAATACCACGATTCAATCCTGGTAGTTGTGGACTCATGTTTGACATTAGGAATGATTCATACTCCACTTGTGGATCCCATGACTGGTGTGCATCGTTGGCAATGTGTCCTTGGTCATATCCGTTACCAGCATAGTCCTGTGGAGTACTACGCTTGTTTGGTGGTAAACTTTGATCAGCGGCAAATGCATTACTGCGTGGAACACATCCGTTGATATTTTGTGGAAGGATTTGCCAAGCAGTCCATACTGGAATCTTTGCTTGGTTATCGTGCAAGGTAAAATAACCTTGACGGCAAATTAATGTTGCATCAGGCTTTTGCACTTGTGGCATACCATATGGCACATGTACTGCACAGGCTTCTGGTGGTGCTGGTGGACGTTGTGTCCAGGCTTGTGCACCAAATGCCATTATGGCTAGTGCTAGGGTTATAATCTTCTTCATTGATTTACTCCTTTTAAAGTTTGATTAATTTGTTTCCATCTTGGGTCTGCAACTGAAGCCAGCGGCCGCGGCTTCTTCTGCATGTGTTCTTAACCATTGTTGTGCAGTTGACCACGCACTAGCCTGACTATGGTCTGGAAATGTATGCACCACGTGTCCTGAATCACGTTCATATATTTCCCATAATGGAACACCATTGGGGGCAGTCGCTTGTCTTGGCGGTTGCGGTTGTTGTTGCTGACCGGCCTCTGGTCCTGTGGCAGTATGTCCTATATTTCTTATACCCAGTCTAGTACGTGGTACGTTTCTACGTGCCGCCATATTTTCCAACATAGCAGCAATTTGATCTATTGTGCCATGTACAACTTCTATGGTGTTCTGCTCAGGATCTTCACGGTCAAACACTTCATAATGAAGTTGTCTTTGATCGAATGCCGGTGTATCTCTTATGGTTGGCGCAGATGGTGTAGACTGCGGTTCTGCGACCTGCGGTTGCTCGGGTTCAACTGGTGCCGCTACTGGTCGTACTTTCACTGCATGCCATTTATTATCTGTGTAGTAATCAGGATTGTATAATGCACCGGTGCTTACTTTCCATTCTTTACTGGCTTTGTCATAGGCTTCGGCTTGATCTCGAGCAACTACAGTTATGCCTTGGCTTTGATAACTGCTGTTGGGATTGCCATATACATGCCATTCATAGTATTGATTGGCATTGGACTTTTTGCTTTGTTGTAGTGTGTTTGTTGCTAGTCGTCTAAAGTTTTTGACCACCTGTTCAGGCGCACCACCTACACCACTAACATACTTAGCAAACTGTTCCACCATTTCACCGTACTCGTCTTTTTGTCCCTTGGGATTTAACAACTTGTACAACTTGGTCAAATACTCTTTGCGGTATTTTTGTGGATCCATTGCAGCATCTAATGCCACAACAAAACGCAACATTGTGTTAACTAACTTACCGGGATCTTTACGATACTCTCCCAACCAATCTCCGCCGGGACTACGGAACTCAATTCT